GCGGCTTACGCCGCGCTCAGTACAAAGCTCGTGCTGGCCACCTCGACCACCGTGAAGTCGCCGAGATGTCCGCGCGGGTAGTGGAGGCCCGCAAGGTCGAAAACAATCCGGCCGCTTTCGCTCGCCTCGGACGGCAGGATCTGGATCAGGTCGAAGCGCGGCTCACCGTACTGGTGGCCGTTGATTTCGCGCGGCTCGATGGCCTCGGCGATCGCCTGGAACGCGTCGGTGATCGTCTGCTCGTTCATCGGAGCATCAATCAAGCCAATGTCCACAAGCCCGAACTCGCGCCGCATGACACGGCTGCCCTTCGGGGTGCCGAGGATGGTCAGAAGCGATTGCTCCACCGCCGGCCATCCTTCGACCGACTGGAACGTGGAGCGATCAACGGATGCCATCGGATCAGTCGGCGGGCTTTGCCGCGCGAGGCGCCTTGCCCGGCTTCGCGGCGGCGCCTTTCTTCCGCACCTGGCCGGTGCGCTTGATCTGCTCCCACTGCTCGCCCGAAAGTTCGATCGGATCGCCCTCCTCGAACATGCGCGACACGCCGTGCGCATCGGTCATCCAACAGCCGGTCGCCATTTCAAAAGTCTGCATTTTCAGCCCTCAATGTTGATTATGGATTCGCTCGCCGCGCGCGCGTGGCCGCATGTGTCGGCATCGCCGGTGCGGTTCACCGGCACCCCGTTGATGCGCACCCAAACGGCGCCGCCGGCTGTGGCCCATTGGTTTGCACAGTGCGGCGGAAGCGGGCACGGCGGGTGCGATGTCCCCTTGGACCCGTCAACCGCCACAAGTTTTCCTTGGTCGCGGACGAAGTCTTGCGGGACCGACACAATGGCGCCGCCGGCGGTGTTCGTGTCCGTGACGCGATGTGCGAGAGGCATGGCTACGCTTTCGTGAAGTCAATCCTGCCCGCAACAATCTCGACGGTTGCGGCTGTCAAAGTGATCTTGCCGCCGGCCGTGATCGAAACATCCCCTGCGGCGACGATGGTGCGGTTCCCACCCTTGTTGTCCGGGGCTGGGTTTTCGTCAGTCCACCCACCTGGAAAGGCGATGGCGCGCTCAACGTCACCGCCTGGCGCGAAGACCACCACACGCTCACCGGGGCTTGGTGGGTCCCAGTCCTTCACGCCGCCAGCGCGCTGCGCCCAGGGGATCTTGCGGGACGGCAGCCCGTCTGCCTCGATTTCGGCCAACCCGGTGTCGTAGTCGATCTCGTCGGTCACGCGCCCCTCGCGGACGAGGTTCGCGATCTTCACGTTCAGGCGCTCGATCTGCGCTTCCATCTCGCCGAAGCGACGGACGATGGCACGGACGTCATCCTCGTTCACGCGTCATCGCTCCCGTAGGTGTCGTGGCCGTAGACGATCTGATCCACGGGGCCAACGACGGGCGGGTTGGGATCTTCCGAGTAGCCCATCGCCTTAAGGTCGTTGCCCGCGTAGAAGGTGCGGCGATACCCGGCCAGCGTCTCGTCGCCCTCGCCCTCGATTTCCGCCCGGATCACCGGCGCAAGCCCGGCGGTCTCGCTGTCGTCTTCCAGGAGGGCGATGAACCGCGCCCACTCGCCGCTCGCCGGCACGCCGTAGGCCGGCTCTGCGATGGACGTCACGGTCATCTGCAACTGACGAGCGGCAAACCGGGTGCCGCTCTCTGCCGAGGCGCCGCGGACGGACCGTAGCGGCGTCGCCGAGATGACCAGCCCGCGCCACAAGTCAGCCCACTCGGTTTTCGAGTGGCGCAGGGCGATCTTGATTTGCCGCTCCAGGCGATCAATGTCGATTTCGAGCCGCGCGTCCGTGTCCGGGACGCCAAGAGCCTCCGCATCACCAAGCGCCATCACGGCGCACTCGATGGTGAGGCCGAACATGACCTGTCCGGACGTCAGGTCGCCGCCTCGCGTCTCGACCTCCCCGTCGTCCGTGTAGACAACGATGAAGGGCCTGCGCTCGCCGACCGCCATGACGTCGATGGTCTGAATCGCGCTGTCATGGACGGCATCACCCGCGAGCGTCTGCCCCATGAGGGCTTTCACGGTCGCGAGTCGGACGGCGAGGCGGGGCATGCTCATATCGTGTTCAAGTCGAAGATGAGGCGGGACTTCTGCCCGCGGTCCACGCGCACGATCTGGTAGGTGACGCCGACACGATGTGCATCGATGACCTCCGCACGATCCCCCTTTTGGGCTGTCAGCGACGATGGGAAGCGCACGGGGTCGACAGCGAACATGGTCTCGCCGATCCCGACGCGGGCGTCCCAGGTGTTCTTGCGGTTGCCAGCAAGGTTGATGTCGGATGCGGTCGGCCCGCCGAGCTGACCCACCAGCTCGAACGGGTCGCGGTCAGGGTCAGCGATCCCGCCGGAGTATTGCGACGACTTCATCGGCACCACGCGCACGCGCTCGCCGAGGTGCTCGTCGATGACCACCATCGCTTCTGAAATTAGGTCGCTGAACTGGCTCATCCGACCTCCCACAGTGGCCCGCAACGGGCGCCGACCGTAGCCGGCGCCGCGTCATCAGGTGTTCTTGGCACCCATGAGGGAGCCGGGGCGGGTGCAGATGTTCAGCGCGTTCATCTGCAGCTCGCCGTTGATCCCCTTGTCGTTGGGGGTCGGCCACTGCTTGGCGTAGAGTCGTTCACCTATCGTGTTGGCGATTCCGTAGTAATCCGCCGGCGCGAAGTAGGTGCGGAATAGGCCGGGCACGCCGAGCGGGAAGAACCGCGCCTTGAGCGTGCCGATACCAACACCTTCGCCGTCGATTTCGCCGTAGTTCTCGAACACGATGCCGCCGAACTCGAACATCGGATTTGATGCGCGGTTCGTACCGATGTAGCTCTCGCGAAGGATCTGCGCCTCGCCCCACCCTTTGTAGGTGTCGCGCACTTCCTTGTGCTGAAGAAGCTGGTCGAAGAACGTGTCGCCGACGAAGGCGTGGATCGATGCGAAGGGAACGGCGCCGAGACGCGCCTTCATCTTCCGGATCACGTCCGCGCACTTCTTGCGCAGGATGCCATCAGCCGGCGAGGCGTTGTCGAGATCGAAATCGACCTCGGTCTCCTCGGTCACGCCGAACGTGGTGAACAGGTTCAGCGAGGAGGCGTCCGCATAGGTCACGATGCCAGTGACGGCGCCGAGGCGGGCGTGCTCCTCGGTGAGATCCATGTCCATGGTGTTGACGCGGATTGCCTCGCCAACCACCTGCTGGAGGGTTTCCAGCTCGGTCTCGGAGCCCTTGGCGCGCACGTTCTGCACCTGGTCCGCGAGCACACCCCAGTCGCGCTGGAAGTGCGGAACCTTGAGGTCCAGCATCGAACGCTTGGGCATGTCGCGGGTCTCGCCAGGCCCGCCGCGCGGCGTCGGCTTGACGAGCTGGAGGATGTCCCCGACCAGTTCGATCGACACCGATGTCGTGGTGATCCCGGTGGTCGAGAACAGACCCAGTTCGCCGATGCGGCCGGGGCGGTATTTGATATCGTTGACGAAATCCGTCAGCGAGGTGACGCTGAAGGCGTCGCTCTTGAAGATGTCCAGCATCATTCGATCCTTTCTGAATCAGCGGACGATGATGCCGACAGCCGCAAGCTGCGTACGCTTCGCGAGCTCCTTGGTGTCGTCATCGACGGTGGCGTCATAGGCGAGGGTGTTGATGTTCCATTCCGCATCGCGAGTGATCGCGGCGACGGGAACGTCGGCGTCGGTGGCATCGACGGGGTAGAGCAGAACCGCAATCGCGGTCTGCCCACCATCGGAGCCGGTGGCCGTCGACGGCTTGTATTTGCCCGACGCGGTGATCTTCGCGAGCACGGTGCCGGGCGAGAGAACGCCCGCCCCGGAGACCACGACGATGTTGTCCCGCGAGCGGTGGAAGTTGGCCTCGCTCAGGAGGCCCTCAGTGGCGTGACGCCCTTCAGTCAAAATTGCCATGGGTTGCCTCCCTTACTGGCGTGCGTTGATCTTGGCGGAAACCTTCTTCCACCCATCGGATGCGGTGGCCGGCGTTGGCGATCCGCCGAGCCCGGCGCCAACAGCCGCGGCGCGGGACGCGTCGTACTCCGCCTTCGGGTCCGGCTTGACCTCCATGGCTTTCGGCGAGGCGGCGAGCGTGGCCTTGATCTGGTCCACGGTCATTTCGGTGGAGCCGTAGAGGTGATCGGCCAGCGTCTCACGGCCCTTCGCTTCGTCCAGCGCCATCACGGCGGCCCGGCGTTCGCGGTCTGCCTTGACGGCAGTCGCAGCGGCTTCAGCGCGTGCAGCTTCGATGTCGGCGGGCTTGTCATCCGCCTTCGGCTTATCGCTCATGGGGATCTCCTTCGGAGCGGTTGGGGCGGCGGATGAGGCCGCCGGTTTCGCGGCAGTGGCCGCAGTTCGGACAGCCGGCGCTCGCCAGCCGTTTTCCTTCGCAAGCGCGACGAGGCGCTGCGGTGCGTGTGCATAGGTCTGGTACGGGAACGCAGCGACGGGCTGCACTTCGCCTTCGATGGCGTCGGCAAACCCGGCGGCAACCGCCTCGTCAGCGTTGAACCATGTTTCGGCCGCCATGATCGCGCGGCACTCCGCGGCGGGCTTGCCGGACTTGCGCGCGTAGCTGCGGGCGTAGGCGCCGGCCAGGCTGTTGAGCGCGCGGACGGTTGCCTCGTGATCGGCGGCGGTGCCCATGGTCAGCCCAGACGGAGAGTGGATCATCAGCACGGCGTCCGTCGCCATGGTGACGGTCTCGCCGGCCATTGCGATCAGCGATGCGGCCGACGCCGCGATGCCCTCGACGTACACGTCCGTGCGGCCAGCGCGCTCCGCCAGTGCCGACCGGATCGCAGCGCCTTCGGTCGCGTACCCGCCGCCGCTGTTGACGTGCACGACGATGTCCGCGGTGTCGTCGAACTTGCCCAGCGCGGCCAACACTTCGCCGTGGGTGAAGCCGTCGAACCACGTCATCCCATCAACGACGAGCGAGGGCTCGCCAACGTAGCCGGTCAGCGTCAGCCGACCGTCTCCTGTAATCACTGCCATGTCTTGACCTTCAGTAGGGGCGCATCCGCACCGAACGCGCGTAGCGTCGGCGCTGGCCGCTGGCCTCAGCGCATTTGCCCTCGGCCTCAGCAATCAGCCGGTCCAACCGGGGGAGATCGGCGCGGGAGTAGTCCACCTGATCGTTGCCAGACCGGACAGACGAGACGCCTTTGCCAGTGATGAGGCTGTCGCGCGCGGTGCGCAGTTCTTCAGCGCGTGCGCACCAATCGATGTCAGGCACGGGCATTCTCCTGCACGGGGTCAAGTGCCCCGCCCTGCGGCCCGCCGGCGCCGCCCTGCGTCCGCCCGAATGGAATCGGGAGATCGAGGCCAGTCAGGTATCCCTTCTCGACCGCGATCTGTTCTGTCTGCTCTTCCCAATCGAGCCCACGCTCGGCGTAGACTTCCTGCAACGTCGTCATGCCCATTTCGAGCCGGACCTTGGCCGCCGCTGCGTCCTTCCACGGGTCCGCCGTGGGCTTCGACGGGCCACGCCATTCCGCAGCACACGCCGCGCGGCGCTGCGCCCGGAAGGCCGTGACGCCGCCAGGGAACGGCAATGCGTCGGTCTCGACCTGCTCATCGAGCCAGGCGTCGTAGATGCCCTGCGCGAACGGTGCAGCAATCCGTGCACGGCGTCGTTCGATGGTCGGCCACACAGAAGACACCGCCATCCGCGTGCTCGAATAGCTCGCGGCGCTGTGGTCCATCGTCAGGTTCTCGAACGTCACGCCGAGGCACCGCGCAACCTCGCGCATGAGGTTCTGCTGGAACGGCAGATACTGAGGCCCCGGCGTCTGAGAACCGTGAAGCTCCAGCTTCTCGCCCGGTCCAAGGTGGTTGACCTGCGTGGCGTCGCCGCCGATCGACAGCGGCCGGCTTTTCAACGCCTCGATACGCTGGTGCCAGACCTCGAAAAGATCCTCCGCCAGATCGGCCGCGCCCTCGTACTCGGTCAATTCCTGGATGGTCTCGATTGCCGCGAACGCATCCACCGACGCCTCTGGGCTGTGGATCGTGGCGGCGAAGGCCGTCTGCAGAAGGGCCGTCGTCAGCGTCGCATCGGCGAGCTGGTCGGACTGCGCCACCGTCTTGAAGCATGGCGTCATCGGCGAGATGCCACGCGGGCTGTTCGGCGTCACGCCCCGGTCCATGACATGCACGACCTGACGGAGCGTTCCGGACATGGCCATGATGTCCACGTCCCGGTCCATCCCGCCATCCGTCTGGCGGAAGCGATAGGCGACCGCCCGCCCGTTCGGGTCGTGATTAATGCCCTGGTCCCAGCCCTCGAAAAGGCTCGTGTGGCGCGAC